GTCATATGAGGAACGCGAGAAAGTCATATCAGACTTCAATGATGAACACGCTCAGAGTTTCCTGCATTCATGGGGCGTGTATCGCAGGCCTTCGCAAGCAACCCCTGTAGGTGATTGGCGTGTTTGGCTGATTCTCGCTGGCCGTGGCTGGGGTAAGACCCGTACTGGTGCTGAATTCATCCGTGAACAAGTAGATGCCGGAAACGCTGAACATATCGCCCTTGTCGGTCCGACCGCTGGTGACGTTAGGGACACCATGATTGAGGGTGAGTCCGGCCTTCTAGGTATTTACCCTGCAAGCCAAAGACCGAAATACGAGCCATCGAAACGTAGGGTCACGTTCCATAACGGGGCAGTCGCTACAGCTTTCTCCGCTGATGAGCCTGATCGTTTACGTGGACCTAACCATGATTTGGCGTGGGCTGATGAACTTGCCGCATGGAGGTATGCCGATGCGTGGGATATGTTGCAGTTCGGTTTACGTATAGGTAAACAACCCCGAACCGTAGTCACGACAACACCGAAACCCATCCCGATAGTGAAACGGCTAGTAGCGACTGATGATGGCACTGTCCACATCACGAAAGGCAGCACATTCGATAACTCCCTGAACCTTGCTGGCTCGTTCCTTGATGAAGTTACCGCACGCTATGAGGGGACAAGGTTGGGGCAGCAAGAACTTTACGCAGAAATCCTTGATGACGTTGAGGGCGCACTATGGGATCGTGACCAGATCGAGGAACACAGGGTTACCGTTCACCCACCGTTGAAACGCATCGTTGTTGGCGTTGATCCTTCTGCTGGGTCGAAAGCTACGAGCGATGAGACAGGCATCGTGGTAGTTGGCCTTGGTGAGAACGGTGAAGGCTACGTGCTTGATGACGTTTCGCTTCGTGGAACACCTAACGACTGGGGCCGTGCGGCGGTAGCTGCCTACCACAAGTTCAGCGCTGACAGGATCGTCGCAGAATCCAACCAAGGCGGAGAAATGGTTTCGCACACGCTGAGAACAGTTGACGAGAACGTGCCTATCAAACTGGTTCACGCGTCGAAAGGGAAACGAACAAGAGCGGAACCAGTGTCAGCGCTATATGAACAAGGCAGAATCCACCATCATGGCTTTCACGCTAATCTTGAAGATCAAATGTGTAGCTGGGTTCCTGATTTCTCGGATTCACCTGACAGGGTAGATGCGTTGGTTTGGGGATTAACTGAACTGATGTTGGGGCATAAGCAACAGCCAGTAGTTGCACCGACCGGCATTACTGGCGCTAGCCAGTGGAGGTTGTGATGGATCAGGCTGAATGGTTGGAGTACGGAATGGCAAATGGTTTCTGTACGCCTCCGTATTGCGATAACCATGACGGATATCACGCTGAGGATTGGGGTTTAATCCAAGATCTTCAGGGGCAGTATGGCGATGATTTCTGTTTGTCTGTTGTTCGAGTGAAATAGTTCTTCTTGTTAAGAAGGTCGGCTATTTGCGGTAGAGGGAAAAGATTCTCAAATAATCCGTAAATAAGGTTGCTAGGGTGTCCCCTAGTAGGTATAGTTATTCTCATGGCAGCAAACGAAACCTCAAATCAAGGAGCCAGCCAAATGAACACCTCAGTAACCACAACCCTAACGCTAGTAGAAGATCTAAGAGAAGGAGACGTTTGCAGATTCATCGGCACCGACGCGACCGTCGCAACCCTTACAAGAAGCAGCGACAGGTTGACCGTAACCTTCGAGTCCGGTGTTGAGACAAGTTTCTGGTTCCAAGAAGGTGTCTTTAACTTGTGTGAAGTTGTGGAGGCTGCTGTTTGAGACCTAGCCGAAACTAATCAACGATTGAGCCGCCCTTCGGGGCGGTTCTTTCTTTTGTGACGGTTCCGTAACGCTACACAATGAGTTACGCTTGAAGGTATAGGGTCGTAACAATTCCGTAACGGAGGTTGTCACATGGCTGACGACGGCTATCAGCGCACAATCGGTAAAGCGAAACCATCCTCGACTGATTTCATGGAGGTTGGGACCTCTGGTCTTGTCCAGTACGGCGGAAAGATTCAAGAGGATTTCCTACGGCAGCTACAAGGCAGGCAAGGTGTAGCTAACTACCGGGAAATGGCTGACAACGATCCTGTAGTTGGCGCGATCCTCCATGCAGTCGAAATGATGATGCGCGGTGTTGACTGGTCCGTTGATGCGTCCGATGTTGATGATGAGCAAGCCGTAGCGTACGCATCGTTCATCGCTGAATGCATGCAGGACATGACGCAAAGCTGGGAAGACACAATCTCGGCAATCCTTTCGTTCCTGACTTACGGCTTTTCTGTTCACGAGATTGTGTACAAGAGGCGTCAAGGCGAGCACGGTGACGCCCCATCGAAATACAGTGACGGCCTGATCGGCTGGAAGAAACTCCCGATCCGGGGGCAGTCCACCATTTATGAATGGGATATCGACGCTAATGGCGGTATCAACGGTGTCGTTCAAGAACAGTTCCTCGGCGACACGTTCGGCAGAGACAATGTTCATATCCAGATTGAGAAGCTGCTCCTGTTCAGAACTTCAACGAAATACAACAACCCGCGTGGCCGTTCCGTATTACGAAACGCCTTCCTGCCTTGGTATTTCAAATCAAAGATCCAAGAGATCGAAGCAATCGGTATCGAACGTGATCTGGCTGGTATGCCTGTCGCTTATGTGCCGCCACAACTGTTGAGTGATAACGCTACGCAAGCTGAATCGTCAGCGCTTAATGCGATCAAAGAACTCGTCAGAAACATCAAACGTGATGAGCAGGAAGGCATTGTCTTTCCCCTTGCCTACGACCCAGACACAGGCCAACCGGCCTACGACCTGAAACTGTTATCGACAGGTGGCCGTCGCCAGTTCGACACGAACGCCATTATTCAGCGGTATGACCAGCGTATTGCCATGACGCTCTTAGCTGATTTTGTTTTGCTTGGCCACCAAGCAACGGGTACGCAGGCTTTATCAGTATCTAAGGTTCAGTTGTTCGTTGATTCGTTGACAGCGTGGCTGAGCGCGATCGCTGAGGTGTTTAACTCTCACGGCATTCCACGGCTAATGCGGTTGAATGGTTTTGACACAATGAAGATGCCACGACTCAATTTCTCACCGCCACGGAACGTGGACCTTGGCGAACTGGGAGAATTCATCGCCCAACTCGCTGGGGCCGGAGCACCGCTGTTCCCAGACGAGAACCTCGAAAGCTACCTACGGGAAACGGCTGGACTGCCTCGCCCAATGGCTGAGGAAGTGTGATCCACAACACTGGTTGTAGTTGCTGTTCTAAGTCGCCTCGTTCAGCTATCGGCGTAACGTCAGGTGTACGTAAAGCGAAACGCATACCGGTTACTTCGCCGCAGAAACGCACTAGGAGCCAGCCCGGATTCAGGCCAGCCGGAAAACCAAGGCTCAACAAGTTCGAGAAACAAGTTGTTGATCTCATGGATGAGGCTTGGGCTTCTGTGCCTGAGGAAGCAATCGAACAGATGTGGGTTGATCCGGGAGGCGGCACATCTGGGTTAGCGTTAGCGGTTCATTTCGCTGCGTATGAACAGCCACTGCAAACTATTTTGCAGAACCAGATCAACCAGTCAGGCAACTCAATGTTCAACGAGATTGGGCGTGACGTGAAAGCTGAGTGGGAGAGCCTCACTAAAGAAGTGAAGATCGGCTTTCCGATTGAACAAGCGGACGGCAGCACCCGAACCATTTACCAGAGTTACGCTTTCAATGAAGCAAGCCCAACGGCAACGCAATACGCAGCACAGAACTCAATCAAAATGATTAGGGACTTGACAACCTCAACTCAGGTTGGTGTGCAGCAAGTTATCCTGTCGTCGTTCACTGATGGGTTGACGCGTGGGCAGACAACCAAACCGTTGATCGTGTTGCTGCAAGACAGCATCGCCCCGAATGTTGCGCCGAGGCGTGCGCTGTTTGATTTGTTTGGTTCCGCTACGAATGGTTTGACTGAGCGATACGCAGTTGCTGTTTATCATCGGGCCGAGAAACTGATGGAAGCTAACCCGAACGCCACGCTCTCAACATTGAGGCAGCGAATCAACACGTACGGCGCACGTTTACGGCGATCAAGAGCACGCACGATCGCACGTACCGAGATTATGCGTGCCTCAAACTTTGGTCGCCTTGAAGCAATGGAGCAGGCAGCTAATCAGGGTTTAGTGAATCCGGCGACGGCACGTAAGCAGTGGTCTACGTCTCGGTTTGATGTTTGTGAGGTTTGTGTTCCGTTGAATGGGCAGACGCAGCCGCTTCGTGGGGGTTTGTTTCTTGCCGGTAATGGTTGGACTGGCCCTTCACCGCCAGCGCATCCGAATTGTCGTTGTGTGGTGCGGATGTTGCCTGCCCCGAATATGTATGGGACTCCGTTGCCGACTAGTTCTCGGGTTTCGGGTTTGGGGCTGCGTTCGCCTCAGTTTCCTGCTATCTAAAATATTTCAACAAATGTGACAAATAAGGTTGCAAGGGGTGTCCCTACACCGTATAGTTATTACTATGACAGCAACCACAAAAATCACCAAATCCGGTCCGGGTAACTACATCCTCACCAGCGGCGAAGAAACCGAAAAGACATTCGGTGACGAGACGTACATGCAATCTGCTTACGAGTTGCAAATCACCAAGATGGACATTCATCGCTGCTTCGCTGATTGGCGCATCGGAACTTGGGCAGTCGAAATCGTAAGGAACAACGGCTACTACGCACCCGAACTAACCGACTTTGAATTCAAGACCTATCGCGAAGCCAAAGCATACGCCCAACAGCTACTCGGCTGGATAACAGAAGGGGCGGTCTGATGAATATCTTTGAGAAGCTCACTGAAGACGGCCTGCTCGTAGCGTTACCCCCATCAACGCTAGTCAACGAACTTGACTGGCTCGAAATGACCCGGACCGACCGGAGCGGTAAGCGCTACCGCCACTACTACCGGGTATGGGATTTCCCTTGGGGTAAGAAACCTATGCAAAGCCAGTTCAGTGTCCAGTTTCAGGGCTGGAGAAATCTAGCTAACGGAACTTTCGCTGAGTTCGCTGCTGATTTCGAGTTTATGACGCTTCCCCGAGCCAACGATGACGGCTCGCTCAATAGAGCGCAGTGTGGGGTCACGCGTATTTACCGAATGTCGGACGGGTGCTAACCTGATTCAAACAACTGAACGGCTCCGCTGACCCGAATCGCGTCGAGCCAAACAGGAGGAACTCATGTCATCATTATCGGAAACTCTTAGCCGAATCGCTAACCAAGCTGATTCCGCTGCGGCAGAAGCTCAGGCGTCCGCTATCAACGGAACGCCAGCAAAGTATTGTTCGGCGCTTGGGCGAACTATCGAGGATCTGCTTGGGGAAATACGAACCAAGCTGTCCACTAAGGAGTTATCGCATCCAAGTGAACCGTAGAGCGCAGGGCAATCAGCTTCATGTTTCATGGTTTCGCAACACCAGACGCAGCTTATTGTCATACCCGTAGGCTAGTCTTGACGATGTAGTAGTGACCTTCAGTGTCCGAAGCAGGAGAGATCCATGTCGGACGCCGATGATTTGGTTGCCAAGATTAGAGCCATAGCCGATGAAGTCGAAGGCACAGCTACGTCAGTAACAGAACGTGCTCAGGCAGCAGTAGACAAAGCCGAGCAAGCTGTATCTAAGTTCAGAGCGGCGCTTCAGTCGGTCATGGACAACATCGCTTGGATCGCTGGGTTACCAGCAGTGTTAGGTGGTGGCTTCGGTTTCTTGAAGTCGAATGCGGATGACACAGCAGCGGCTGACTGGCAAATGGAACAATTAACTGAACGTGTCGCTGAGTTAGAGTCATCGAACAATTTGCTTGGCGGCGATACGAAAAACTTTTCACTGAACTTGGGCGACGCTCCGGGCGGCAGCATGACCGCAGCATTGGTTTTCGTAATCCTTGGCGCTCTGATCTGTGGAGCAGTCATTTGGCAACAAAGAAGGCGACGGCGTTAAGCCGTGTCATAGGTGCCCTGCTTGGGGCAGCAGTCTTAGTAACCGGTTGCAGCGGTGGAACTTCGCCGCGTCCTGAAACGAGTACGCAACAAACAGCGCAAGCGATCACGGTTGACACAACACCGCCAGTAGAAACTGGGTTGGAAGTTAGCCAAGTAGTCACATTGGATTACCAACCAAACGATGACGGGTTCGGTTTCGCTAACTACGGAGGCGGAAACGCTCCTGCTGCTTTAACTGTGAACCTTGCTCGCCGCTTGTATGGAGATGCTCAGGTTTGCGCGTCGGTGAGCGCTGATGATGAATGCACACCGCAGCCCGTGATCTTGCAGTTGATTGATCAAGCGAACCGGGCGATGGCCGGTGGGCTTTGTGAAGGGTTCGCTGTCCTGTCCCTACGCTTATATCAGGAGGGTGCGACAACGAGCTTGCTAGGGCAGGAAGCGCTTGTTGCTGCGTTGGAGCAAGGCGACCCTCGTGTGGCCGCAGAGTTGGCGTTCTGGTTTGTTACACAGTTCGCCTCGGAGACGCAAGCTGCCGCAGCGTTTTATCGAGAACAAAGCCCTAGTGAAATCGTCGCAACGCTTGCCGACGACTTTGCTAATCCGCTTACGAGCGCTGGTTACACGCTTGGTTTGTATTCTGCGGAAGGTGGGCACGCTGTAACTCCTTACGCAGTTGAAGCGGTGGACGGCGGTTCCCGTATTTACATTTACGATTCTAACTGGCCTAACGAGACACGCTGGATCGATGTTGTGGACAACGTGTGGACCTATGCGCTAGCTGCAACAAACCCAACAGAAACAGCCTCTGCATGGACGGGCAGCACAGGAACACTTGAACTGACACCGATGGCTTCACGGCAACCACCGTTTGCTTGTGCGTTCTGCCCTCAACCTGACGGCACGAAATCGATGACGCTACTCACAGCGGCAGGGTCGAACGATACGCAGCTTGCTTTACAGGTCACCGATGATCAAGGGAACCGGCTTGGTGTGTTTGACGGTGAACTCGTCAACGAAATCCCGGGTTCTGTTTATCGGTATATAGCGACATCGAACACGGCTGATCCGGTAATGATCCTGTTGCCTGCTTCTGTGGAGAACTACACGGCGGATGTTGCGACGGTTGGCCCTCAGGCTGTCAATGAGGACGGTTCCTCAGTGGAAGAAACTGGGGCCGTATCGATCTTTGTTGCTCAGGATGGGGCAGCGGCACGGGTTGAAACATCGATCGCCGACGTAACAGACGAAGCGGACGATGAACCCGTGCTCGCCGTCAGCGAAGACGCAGGCTACGAAGTCAACGACCTTGAAGAAGCCGCTATCGACATAGCCGACCAGAACGTGGCGGTGAGCGTCACAATCCAAGACGACCAAGAACTAGCGTTCCAGTTCACGCCCCCACCAGCGCCTGTAGGAACGCCTGACAGCAGCGAAACACCAGACACGGGTGACAATACCCCAGAATCACCAGAACCCGTTACAGCGCCACAGATCATGCTCTCAATCGCAACTGACGACGGTGAACAGGTAGCAGAGATCGAAATCATCCAAACCGAGGACAGTGAAGCACCTGAAGAAATCGTCATCGAAATCGATGAGGAGGGCGAAGTTGAACTGGTTGTTGAAGAAATTGAGGCGCGTCCTGCGACGATTGTGGCTGAGTTACGAGAGTTGGTGGAAGAACGCCTAGAAGCCGACCCTGAACAACAAGACGACTGGTTCGTAGCACCAGATGAGAGTGAGGGCGAACCGTTCATCCTTGACCTTGAAGACGACTTCTGGGATGAAGAAGTTTGGGAAGAAGACTGGCACGAAGAAGACGATGACTGGGTATGGGTCGAATCAGACGACTTTGTTGAATGGGTCGAAGAAGAAGGCGACGACAGTTTCCTCGCCGCGATTGTTGACGACACATTTATCGAAGAAATGGAGGAACTCATCACACGTACCGAAGATCGGATCGATGAGCTACCCGACCGTATCGAAGGTGAGTGGGGTGATGACGGGTTCGTAGTCGAAATCGTGATCGTTGAAGAAGACGACGAAGTGTTAATCGTTATCGAAGATCCGTTGCCACCAATCGAGGAACGGCCCGAAGACCCAGAAGACGACACGCATACCCCCAATATAGATCCACCTGACATGACGATGCCTGATTGGTTGATACCAGACGACGACGGCGAAATCTGGTGGGATGACGACGACGACTGGGGAGGCGGCGGCGATGTTGATGACGGGATGTGGCTCGATATCCCTGACATCACGTTGCCTGAATGGAACACTGATGATGACGACGATTGGCCCGATGATGCACCTGACCTCAACGACATCCCAGACGAAACCAACGGAACTGACACCGATGACTCTGATGACCAAGATCAAGATGATGACGATCAACCGGATACAGGCACGCAGGTGGGAGAAGGCCCAGAGCCGCCGGAACCACCCGACGAAGTGGATTCCGATGACGACCTATCTGGAGGAGAACCCGGAGATGACACACCTGACGCCCCAGTAATCGAAGATCCTCCGCCACCACCTCCGCAACCTTCTTGGAGCGGTGGACAAGACTCGTATTTAGAAACACTGCCCGATGAAACCAGCACAGCAACAGACACGACAACAACAACGAACGTCACCTCAGCGCTTGGTTTCAATTCGAGTGATGGCTACTGGTATCAAACAGTCACTACAGCGACGACGGTTACGGAAACAGAAACCGTTAGCACTATTTCTGCCACAAGACTCCGCACCTATTCATGGTCCTGTTACGACGACGGACTTGGGAACAGTTCATGCGATGACGCAACCAGTTACAGCAACACGCAATCCACCACAGCCGTCGCTGATCCGACCGTCGTCGATACCACCACAACTTCAGTTATCACAACGATTCCGGCTAGCTGTTCGCAAGGCGGCTGGACTGGGTTCGGTGACTGGTGCATTGTCGGCGGCTGCTCAGTTTGTAATTCGAGTACGCCACAAACTCCAGCGAACCGTAACCAGCGAGACATAATCCAGTTCACAGTTCCCGATGATCCTGACGTGGTAGGGGAAACACGTCGAATCGTGATTGAAGCTGAAACGAATCTGCGACGTG